ATGATTCAGACGTCAACAAGCGAAACCGCAATGGGCAGACTGCTAGTGGATTATATTCTTTGTTCATACCTATGGAATGGAACTACGAAGGATTCATTGATAAATATGGATTTCCTGTCTTCGATAGTCCAGAAGAACCAGTTAAAGGAATCGACGGAGAGCTTATCTATTCTGGAGTTATCGAGCATTGGGAGAATGAAGCAGATGGACTTAGAGATAACAACGATGGATTAAATGAATATTATAGACAGTTTCCAAGAACAGAGAAACACGCTTTCAGAGATGAAATAGCAAAGTCTTTATTTAATCTTAATAAGATATACGAACAAACTGATTTCAACGAAGACTTAAACAAAGAGGGTTATGTAACTACCGGTTCGTTTAATTGGAAGAATGGAGTTAAAGATTCTGAAGTACAATTCTCTCCAAATAAAAATGGTAGATTTAGACTATCCTGGATACCTCCAGTAGGTATGCAAAATAATATTATTGTTAAAAATGGAATAAAATACCCTGGCAATAAAGACATGGGTGCTTTTGGTTGTGATAGTTATGACATTAGCGGTACTACCGATGGTAGTGGTTCAAATGGGGCACTACACGGGTTGACAGCATATAGTATGCTTGCTGAGGTCCCCTCGAGTCAATTCTTTTTAGAATATGTCGCAAGACCACAAACTGCAGAAATATTTTTTGAAGACGTGCTTATGGCTATGATATTTTATGGTATGCCAATATTAGCAGAAAACAACAAACCAAGATTATTATATCATATTAAAAGAAGAGGTTACCGAGGATATTCCATGAATAGACCTGACAAATCTCAAAACAAATTATCAGTAACTGAAAAAGAATTAGGTGGTATACCTAACTCTTCAGAGGATATAAAACAAGCACACGCTGCAGCAATAGAAAGCTACATAGAAGATCATGTAGGCTTAAAGGCTGATGGTAACTATGGCAAAATGTATTTTCAAAGAACACTTGAGGATTGGGCTGGGTTTGATATAAACAATAGAACAAAGTTTGATGCATCTATAAGTTCAGGTTTAGCTATAATGGCTTGCCAAAGACACTTGTATGCATCTAAGTCTAAACGAGAAGTTAAGAAGATTGATTTTGGCTTTTCAAAATATAGTAATAACGGAACAAATAGTAAAATACTAAAATAACATGGCAGAAGCTAAAGTATCTACCCAATTCCCCAGCCAGACTGTGAAGGACTCTATAAAAAAGAGTAAAGAATACGGACTGGAAGTGGCGAGAGGTATACAAAACGAATGGTTCAAGAGAAACTCTGGATCTGGTCGTTTTGTACAGAACCAGAAGGAATTCCACAAATTAAGGCTTTACGCTAGAGGTGAGCAATCAATTCAAAAATACAAAGACGAATTTTCAGTTAATGGAGACTTGTCTTATTTGAACTTAGATTGGAAGCCTGTGCCTATTATACCTAAATTTGTTGATATTGTAGTTAACGGTATGCAAGATAGACTTTTTACTATAAAAGCTTTTGCTCAAGATCCTACATCTATAGAAGAAAGAACAAAATTTGTTGAAGGTATACAAGAAGATATATCTGCGAAAGCATATATAGATCAAGTTAAAGCAGAACTAAATATTGATATACGTAACAACACATCTAAAGAAACTCCTAAAACTACAGAAGAGTTAGAGTTGTACATGCAAATAGGATATAAGCAGAGCATTGAAATAGCACAGGAGCAAGCTATAGATAATGTGTTTAAACGTAATAAATATCAAGAAACTAAAAAACGCTTAGACTACGATCAAACTGTATTAGGTATATCCTGTGCAAAGCATGGTTTTAACAATACTGATGGAATTGCTATTGAGTATGTTGACCCAGCTAATTTGATATATTCTTACACAGATGATCCTAACTTTGAAGATGTTTATTACTTTGGAGAAATTAAGCAAATAAAAGCGAATGAGCTAAAGAAAAAGTTTCCTGGGTTATCAGAACAGGAGTTTGAAGATGCTGTAACAAAATCTGGTGATTATAATGCTTTTGATTACACGGTTGGCAATAGCTCTGAAAAAGATTCTAATACCCTATCTGTTATGTACTTCAATTGGAAGTCATGGGAAAATAGTGTTTACAAAATAAAAGAAACCTCAACCGGTGCAAGCAAGGCTATTAAGAAAGATGATACTTTCGACCCACCTAAGGATCAAAGAAATAGATTCGAAAAAGTTGCTCAAGCTAGAGAAGTAATATATGAAGGTGTTATAGTGTTAGGTAGCGGACAGCTGCTTAAGTGGGAAAAAGCGTCTAATATGGTTAGACCAGATTCAAATGTTAATAAGGTAATGATGGATTATGTTGTTAGTGCGCCTAGATTATATAAAGGTCGTATTGAAAGCTTAGTCAGCAGAATGGTTACTTATGCAGATTTAATTCAGTTAACCCATTTAAAATTACAACAAGTAATACAAAGAATGACCCCATCAGGTGTCTACCTTGATGCAGATGGCTTATCTGAAATAGATTTAGGAAATGGTACTAACTATAGTCCTCAAGAAGCATTAAATTTATACTTCCAAACAGGTTCTATTATTGGTAGGTCAATGACTGTGGATGGCGAGATGAATAGTGGTAAAGTACCTATACAAGAGTTACCAGGTGGTGGAGGACAACAATCACAGATGCTTATTCAAGCTTATAACTACTATCTTAACATGATTCGTGATGTTACTGGGTTAAATGAAGCTCGAGATGGATCTGATCCAGACCCATACGCTTTAGTTGGGGTTCAAAAATTAGCTGCTGCCAATTCAAACACTGCAACAAGACATATATTACAAAGTTCTTTATTTATAACAGCTACAATAGCTGAAGCAATATCTATAAGAATAAAAGATGTTTTAGAATATCATCCACAAAGGGATTTAATGATCGCTAGTATTGGTAGGTTTAGTGTTGGAGCGTTGAAGGAAATGCAGAACCTGCATATACACGATTTTGGAATTTTCTTAGAACTAGATCCTGATGAAGATGAAAAGCAATTAGTGGAAAATAATATCCAAATAGCTTTATCAAAAGATCAGATATTCTTAGAAGATGCAATTGACATTAGACAAATAAAAAATATAAAATTAGCTAATCAGCTTTTAAAATACAGAAGAAATAAAAAGCAAGTTTCAGATCAAGAAAGAGCCCAAGCTAATATAGCTGCTCAGTCAGAAGCTAATGGTAAAGCAGCTCAAGCTGCGGAGATGGCAAAAGCTCAAGGGGAACAAATTAAAACCCAATCTAAAATGCAACTTAATGAGGCGCAATCTAACTTTGATATTAAAAAGATGGAAGTTGAAGCCCAAACTAAGAAAGAGCTTATGCAATATGAGTTTGACTTAAATGTTAAACTTAAGAAAATGGAATTGGATGCTAAGAAAGATTTAGCTAGAATGAATAACGAACAAATTACAGAAACAGACATAACTAAACAAGTTACAAACCCAACTCCAAAAAAATCTTTTGAGTCTAAGGGTAATGACGTTTTAAGTGGTGGATTTGATACAAGTATATTTAATCCAAGATAAATTATTATTAACTATTATATATTATTAAATTATGAGTGAATGGAAAGTTAAAGGTGTTGTAGAAGATACAGAACAAAAATCTTCACAACAAGAGGAACAAGCAGTATTAGATCAAGCGGTTGAAAAAGGAACAATAACACCTGAGTCAGCCGGACAGGAAGAGGAAATTCCTAAAATAAATCTAAACGAACCTGTGCCAGAAGCAGAGCCTCAACAAGAAAGTGCTGTAGAAGAGGTAATAGAAGAAAAACCTACTGTTGAAACTGATGAATTTGTTTCAGATTCTCCTTTAGAATTAATTACAGAGGAAATAGAGTCTGAAGAACTCGAAGCTGTTACTGAAACGGTACAAGAAGTACAAGAAGAGCAATTACCTCAAGTGACTTTACCTGAAAACGTAGATAAACTAGTAAAGTTTATGGAAGAAACAGGGGGGTCTGTTGAAGACTACGTTAACCTTAATAAAGATGTTGATTCCATGAAGGAAGGAGACATGCTAAGGGAATACTATAAACAATCAAAACCTTGGGACACTACAGAAATAGAAGAATATCTTGAAGATAACTTTGCTATTGATGAAGACGTTGACGAACCAAGAGAAGTACGCGCTAAGAAAAGAGCGTTTAAAGAAGAATTATTTAATGCAAAGCGGTTTCTAGAAAACAATAAACAGAAATATTATGCCGACCTCAAGTTGAGAAAGCAACAAGATATTCCAGTTGAGTACAAAGAAGCTACAGAGTATTACAATAACTATAAAAGTGAAATAGAACAAACTGAGCAAGCTGCCAAAACATTCTTAAAAAAGACAGATGAAGTTTTTAATTCTAATTTTAAAGGTTTTGATTTCCAAGTTGGGAACAATAAATACCGATTAAAAGTTAGTAATCAAGAGACAACCAAGACAGAGCAATCTGATCTTAACAATTTTCTAAAACCTTTTTTAAATGATAATGGAGAAATGCAAGACGCTGCTGGTTACCATAAAGCTTTATTCACTGCTAGAAATGCAGATAAGCTTGCTGAACATTTTTATGAGCAAGGCCGTGCCGATGCTCTACGCAATTCCGCTAAGGAAGCTAAAAATATCAATATGGACCCACGCCAACAAGGTGTGGTGAAGACCAGTGCAGGTCAAAAATTTAAGGTTGTATCAGGTGATTCTAGTTCTAAATTAAAAATGAAACTTAGGAAATAAGTTTTAAAACAAATTAAAAAACACAACTATGGCTTTAACCACAGGCATCGGGAATTTAATGCCTTCGGCAACGAAAGGATCATTATTCCAAAACAACTACATTACAGACTTTGATTTTACAAAGCAATTTTTACCAGACGTATACGAAAAAGAAGCTGAGATTTACGGTAACCGTTCTATCTCTTCTTTCTTACGTATGGTGTCTGCTGAAATGCCATCTACTTCTGACGAAATTCGTTGGGTAGAACAAGGGCGTTTACACACGCGTTATGACAACGTTGCAATTTCAACTAATGCATTTACGGTAACATTTAGTGCTAATCCTGATGGAGGTGCTCACGCAGCTTCACTTGCTCCAAACCTTAGAGTTGGACAAACTATCATGGTTCAAGGATTAACTTCTGCAGGTGTTCATACAGGACCTGTTCAAAAAGGTGTTGTAACTGTCGCTGGAGCAGCTGCTGCAGGTGATACAGGAACATTTACAGCTGTATGTTATAATGCTGCTAACTGGGCTGCTGTTACTGGAGCTACATCTTTTGCTAAAGCAACTGTTTTAGTTTACGGTTCTGAATTTGCAAAAGGATCAGCTGGTATGGCTGGATCTGTTGATGCAGATTACTCTTCTTACACTAACAAACCTATCATCTTAAAAGACAACTACGCTATCAGCGGTTCTGACACAGCTCAAATTGGATGGATTGAAGTTGAAGGCGATGGTGGTAAATCAGGATACTTATGGTACTTAAAGTCTGAGCACGAAACTCGTCAAAGATTTGAAGATTACCTAGAGATGTCTATGGTTGAATCTGTTAAAAAAGCGGCTGCTTCTACTTTAGGTGCTGGCTATTCTGGATCTGAAGGTTTCTTCGCTGCTCTTGAAGCACGTGGGAATGTTTACACTGATCTTGCTACTGACCTTAAGGGTGGTGGAACTCCAACATTAGCTGGATTCGACGTTGTTCTTAAGCAATTAGACAAGAATGGTGCAATTGAAGAAAACATGATCTACTCTAACAGAGATCTTTCTTTAGCAATTGATGATTCTTTAGCTGCTCAAAATTCTTACGGAGCTGGTGGTACTTCTTATGGGGTATTCAACAATGAAGAAGATATGGCAATCAACTTAGGCTTCACAGGTTTCCGTAGAGGATCTTACGATTTCTACAAAACTGACTGGAAATACCTAAACGATCATGCTACAAGAGGTGGTTTCGGAGATGTTGAAGGAGCTATAATTCCTGCAGGAACGTCTACAGTATATGATCAAGACCTTGGTAAAAACATCAAGCGTCCATTCTTACACGTACGTTACCGTTCTTCTGAGACTGATGATAGAAAACTAAAAACTTGGTTAACTGGATCTGTTGGTGGTGCTTACACTTCTGACGTTGACGAAATGCGAGTTAACTTTTTATCTGAAAGAGCTCTTATTACACAAGGAGCAAACAACTTCTTCTTATTGAAGTAGTAGATTAATTAATATAGCCTCCGCTTCGGCGGGGGTTATTTTATCTTATTAAATTATATTATGAAAAACTGGGAAATTAAAGATAGATCTTATATCTTAAGAAATGGTGCATCACCATTAACACATAAAATTAGAAGTGCAAATATATTGTACTTTAATGAAAAGACTGGCGTAAACAGAGAAATTAGATACGCTAAAAATCAAAAATCATTATTTGTAGATGAACAAGATTCATTTGCACAGCTTGAGCATGTTATATTCCAAGACGGGACTTTATTTGTTCCAAGAAATAATCCTCTATTACAGCAATTACTATCTTTATACCATCCAGGTAGAATAGATGTTTTTGAAGAAGTAGATCAAATGCAAGAGGCTGTAGACGATATTGATGTTATAGAATTAGAATTAGAAGCATTGAAGTTGGTACAAGATTTAGATATTGAGCACTTAGAGGCTATACTAAGAACTGAATTAGGATCTGAAGTTACTACAATGTCTTCCAAAGAAATAAAAAGAGATTGTTATCTATTTGCTAGAAACAACCCTGCACTATTCCTTGAACTAGCTAATGATGAAGATATAAAACTTCGTAACTTAGCTAATAGAGCTGTAGAGGCAAATATTGTTTCTTTAACTGATGATAATACAACATTCAAATGGGCATCAAGTGGTAAAAAGTTATTAACTGTACCATTTGAAGAACATCCTTATGGGGCATTCGCTAGATTCTTAAAAACAGATGACGGGGTGACCATTATGAAAGCAATTACTAAAAAGCTTTCGTAAAAAAAACACTAGGTTATGGTTATTCGTTTAACCATAACCAACTAATAAATAAACGATATAAATGGTAAGTATAGACAATGTTTACAAAACAGTATTAACAATACTAAACAAAGAAAAACGCGGGTATATAACACCTAGAGAGTTTAACGACTATGCTAGACAAGCCCAGCTTGAAATATTTGAATCCTATTTTTCTGGAGTTAATAGATCTTTGTCTAACAACTCAGATTACTCTGACACTAAGAGAAATGTTGAAGAAAAGATTTCTTTTTTAGAAAATGAGGCAACTATAGCAACAGGCTCTTTTACTAACGCCTCAGGGGCAACAACAAGCGACTATTTTGCATATCCTAGTGATTTTTACCGTTTAAGTGTAGTTAGTACAACTACTGGGGACCAATTTATTGAAGAAATATCAAATAAAAAATTCTTATTTGTAAATAAATCTCCTTTTACAAAACCTTCGATAACAAGCCCGGTATACCTAACTCATGAAAATGGATTAGTAATAAAGCCAACAGGTATACCTAATGTAAGTGTTAGTTACGTTAGAAAACCATCTGAGCCTCAATGGGTAGGTGGTACTGCTAATGGACAGATTATAGTAAATACTTCTGGTGTTGGATTTAAAAACTTTGAGTTACATCCTTCAGAAGAAACTGAATTAGTAGCTAAAATACTTACTTTTGCTGGAGTTACATTAAGAGCGCCTGACTTAGTACAAGCTACGGCACAGAAAGAATCACAAATAATACAATCTGAACAATAATGGCAGAATTAAAAACAAAATATAGCGAACAAAACTATTACGCGAAGTTTGAAAACGACGCAGCTAATATACCCACAGATTTTAAAGGTTTGGGGTATTACAGCCGTACAAGTGTAGCTGACATAGTAAACTCTTTTATTATCGCTTATATAGGTGAAGATAAAGCGTTAACCAAAGTTCCTAAATTTGAAATTGAATTTTGGGCACAAAGGGGGTTACAAGAGTTTAGTTATGATACACTACATTCAGAAAAAGCTATTGAAATTGAATTAGGTGATGCGGGTCAAGTTGCGTTACCTCAGGACTATGTAAATTGCTCTAAGATAACCGTGACAACTGCAGATGGGGTACAAAAGCTTTTACTTCCATATACTAAAACAGGTAACCCAACAGCACCTTTACAAGACTCAACTGGGGATTTTACTTATGATAGTGATGGTAAAGCTAATTTAGCAGATAGTTCTGTAACTATAGCTAGGTATCAAGCGGCTAGAGCTGACAGCATAAACGCATCAGATTATTACAATAGTAATTACAACGAAGAAAATTTTACTTACTATAATAATAGATTTGGACTTAATCCAGCTGATAGCAGTACTGTAGGAACATATTTTATAGATACAGTTAGTGGGGTTATTTTCTTTGATAGCTCTGTTAAAGGCGTTACAGACAGTGTGGTTACACTTCACTATATATCTGATGGTTTAGCAGCTAGTGACGACTTAAACCTCATATATGTGCCTAAACTAGCCGAGGATGCTATGTACGCATATATACTCTATAATTTAGCAAAAGTAAGACCTTCAGTAGGACAAATGATTTCTTTATACAAAAAAGAAGCAAGTGCTAAGCTAAGAAATACTAAGATTAGACTTAGTAATTACAAGTCAGAAGAAATGGCTCAAGTACTAAGAGGAAAATCTAAATGGATTAAGCACTAAAAAAAATATACTTTTTATGAGTTTTATGCAATATATATTATATAAAAATAACATATATTCAGCAATATCTCATTTTAATCACAAATAACTCAAATGGCAGAAAGTAAAAGAACAGGGATCAAGGGATCTATGAATAAAGATCTTGACGATAGACTAGTACCCGAAGGGTTTTTTAGAGACGCTTTAAATGTAAGTGTTGGACACTCGGAGGGCTCTGACGTAGGGGCTATTGAAAATGTGAGAGGTAATGCGGTTCCAATTGCTCAAACTAGTATAACAGGTACAGTAATAGGATCTACAGTTGATGACGAAACAGGTAATATATACTGGTTTGTTGTTTCTGCAAATCAAGATGCAATATACGAATATAATGCTACCACAAATGCAGTCTCTACTGTATTGATAGATAGCAGAGCCTTCACGGGGGATGGCGACGACGGAGGCGATGGTGGCGGTGGCGGTAGTGTTGAAACATGGACTGTAACTGGAACAATAAATGGTACAGAAGTAGCAGAACCTACTGTAGGCGGATACGAACAATACTCAATTGATATAAGCACTGTTGCAACATCTACAAGCAGTACAGGAAGTATAAGAAGTGTTAATACTTTTTTATACGAAGAAATAGATAGTGCTGGTGCTGGTGGTACTGCATTGGCCTCTCAGCCAACAGGTTTTGGGTCATCATCTAGTTCTTCAGTTATCTCCACTCCTAGCTCTAACAGACCAGCTAGTGCAGCTAGTAGATATTTCAGAGTAACATTGACAGATAGTGGAATACCTGCATCTACAGCAATTTTATATGTTACCGTTGCAATTTCTGCACAAACAGTTGCTCTTGACGTGTCATTTTCATTACCATCAAGCTTCACTAGTGGAGACACTATAACATTAAACTCAACACCAATTGGAGGAGTTCCAGGCTATACTTATGCTTGGAGTGGACCTAATGGGTTTTCATCAACTTCTCAGAACACTTCGGTATCAAATGCAGGTTCTGCTAACGCAGGAACATATACAATATCAGTAACTGATTCAAACTCAAATAGTACATCCCAATCCAGAACTAACTCAATGACATCTTTTGGTTACCCTTCAGTTACAACAGTAATTGTTAGTCAATCTGGTAACCAAGGAGAATTAACAATGAACGGTTTCGTAAATAACGGAGGCGCTAACGGTGGAGTTGTTACAGCCAGAGGATTCTATTATTTAAAAAATATAACAGGTACAGCTTACGCTGCATCAACAGTTATTGCAAATGGAACTAAGAATACAGAACCAAGCGGTACCGGAAACGGGGCATATTCTATATTACAGTCAGGCTTAGATGCAGGCTCTACATATGATTGTGTTGCTTGGGCTAGTAATGGCTCTTTAGAGGACCAAGATGTGGTTAAATCGAATACTACACAACCCGCAGGTACTCAAACTATTGTTGCAAACCCAACATCTTTAGGTGATAAACCTGCTGCAAGCGCAAGTTATCAAGTTGATTTAACATTAACAAATCTACCTAATTCACTTATTACTCCAACTATAACTTATGTAACAGGGGGTAGTGGATGGATTGCAAGTGTAACAAGAAGGTCAGGAACTGATACATATGACATTACATTTGGTACTATGACTGCTCCAACCGCAACATCTCCTACGTTTAGGGTTGCACAAGTTAGGTTCACTAACCCAACAACGGGTATAAACACGGATGTAGCATGTTCACAAACATTAGGAGCAGCTATATCTATAACCGCTACTAATGGCCTAACTAGCTTTAATAAATTAGGTGGCTTTAACGGGTTTCCGGTAACAGTTGCGTTTGATCCTGCTGGTACAGTTCAAGGCCAGTGGAGATTCAAAGATTCACTACCTAATTGGATACACCTTGGATCTTCTGCTACTGGTGTTCACACACACAATGCATCTTATTTAGGAGATTTTAACGCACAATCATTCTTTTTTGAGTATAATAATTCAGGTGGAGCTAGAAACCATACATTTGATGTAAGAATAATGGATGAATATGAAGATGATTTAACTGCTCCTGGAGTTGCGGTTAGAGATACTATAACTATAAGCCAAGATTTGAGTGTGCCAACTACCATGTACGAATATAATGGTGTGGCTAATACAAAAACTGGCATTACCACTGTTAAAAGTAATGGTAGTTTCCATACAGCTTCTTTTTCTGGTGGACAAGGAGGTAATACAAACGATAATGTTCTTAGAATAACAGTTACACCGTTAGCCCCTAATCAAGCAGAAATAGCTACTGTTAAGTATTACATTACTCAATCAACAGGAGGTTACAACACTTCTGCATTTCCTAATGCTTGGGATCCTTGGTTTAATGTAAACGGTTCTATGGTTAGTGGAGTTGGTTCTGCCAACGCTATAACGTTAGGTACTACTGGGGGCGTGTATAATTTAGCTATAACATCTAGAGGTGCTAGTCCGTTTTCAAATGGAAGTTATTCACAGATTATAAGATCTATAACTGTTATTGCTACCACAGACGGAGGAACAACTTCCTCTAAGACGTTTTCACTCGGACAAACATTCTAAGAAATAAATAAATAAATATGGCAAGCGAAACACTAAATTTAAACGTTTCCAATCTTATAACAGGAGTTAACATCATTGATGGGATGCTTCTGTTTACAGATAACCGTAATGAACCTAGGAAAATAAATATTGCTAGGTTTAGAGACGAGGGTGTCCACACTTCCGGCACCACACAAATATACGGTAGAGATTTTGAAACTTTAGATATATCTTTAATTAAAAAGCATCCGTCTACAGCAGCAACTTTTGCAATAGCTTCTACAGACCTTGAAGACTCTGTTTTTAAAAACGTATTTCCAAGGTTTTCTTATAGATGGAAATACAATGATAATGAGTATTCTCCTTTTGCCCCTTTTACAGAGGCTATATATCAAGGAAAAGCTTTAGATTTAAAAGAAGTTTTTGAGACGGGTGAAATTGCAGCTGTTCAAAACGTTGTAGATTCAGTTACAATAACTGTACCCACAACTCAGAAAGATGTTATTGAGATTGATTTGCTATACACAGAATCAATATCTTCAACAGTATATATTGCCGAGACTAAAAAGTTATTAGCGAGTGACATTACAGCGGGTACTGTTAGTTTTACAGTTAACACAAGAAACTTTTTCAAAGCTGTATCAGGAAGTCAATTAACACGTATATTTGACAAAGTCCCTAGAAAAGCTAAAGCTCAAGATTTAACTGGTAATAGAGTAATTTACGGCAATTACTTAGAAAACTATGACAATACAGCGGTTGATGGTAGTGTATCTTATGTAAGTGGAGCTACTGTTGCGTCTAAAATGGGCGTTCGTTCAAATTCAAAATATACAGTTGGAGTTGCTTTTTCAGACCAAGCAGGAAGACTAGGTGATTTAATAGACTTAGGTGGTGTAGAAACACCATTCTCACCTACGGGTCCTTTAAGTCTAACATGTCAGCTTTCTGGAACTGTGCCCTCATGGGCTACCAACTATAGATACTATATAAAAGATACTACAGGCCAAAGACATAATATAAAGTCATACGCGGCTTTTGATGAAGAAGTTGGTGGTACAACATCCTCAGAAGTGTGGATAGCAATACAATCCGAAGATGTAAATAAAGTACAAGAAGGCGATTTTATATATCATAAAGCTCAACATAGAACAGACTCTTTTGTAGGTATTCCAGGACAAGCAAATGCTAGTTACGGAGATACAGTACCAACAGATGGACTAGGAGCAATACAGCCTTACAACAAGCGCAAAGTTATTGAAATAAAAGCCGAAGCGCCTGATTCAGTAAAATATGGATTGGTAAATAGAAACAGATTAGCAATAAAACAAACTTGGACTACTCATACTTTTCGGTCACTAGATATTACTAACGGCAATTATGTTACAGGCCATACACCTACTATAAGTGATGACTACATAGCTATTGAGGATCCGGAAGTAGCAACTGCTATAACAGAAGAATTAGAAAATAGTAAAATTGTATATATAAGCCTAGGTACTAATACCTCTCATAAGACTAGAATCACATCTGTATCAGCAGTAGATATTGGAGGGGTTGGAACTAGCGGTTCGTTAATACAATTAGCAAATAAACTAAGCGCAGATGCAGTTAGTGGTATAAACTCTACTTCAGTTATAAAAATATATTCAGGAGAATTAAGTAATGAACAATTAAGAGTTTTAGATGGTAAGTTTTTTATAAAAACCACTAGATACAACATTGGATTTGTTGCGGGCTCTGGAAGTATAATTACAACCGACCCAAATACAGCTGTATCTTTTCCTCATTTAATAGACGACACAGCATTTACAAATGCGGGAACATCAATGGATTTGTTTACAGTAGAAGCAAATGCTGATTCTAACTTAGATTTATTCTGGGAAGCTTCAAACGCTTTTGCAGTTTCTGCAACAGACGCTTTAGATTTTGGACAATTAAATGTTATAGATTGGAGCAATTGTATTTCATTTGCGCGTAACGGAACGAGTAGGCCTATTTTAGATATTGAAATGAGTTATGATAGGTTTAATAGTATACCTGTTGGAAAGGGGGTTCGAGTCACAACTCCTACAGAAAATGAAGGTATTGCAAGATATCAGTCAAATCTTATATTTTCTGGTATAATGAATCCTGGTACTTCTTTAAATAAATTAAATCAATTTATTGAAGCCGATGGTATTACCAAGGATATAAATCCAAAATATGGATCTATACAAAAAATATATTCATCTGATAATTTAACAGTTTTTTGTGAAGATAGAATTGTTAAAGTATTAGCAAATAAAGACGCACTATATAATGCCGACGAAAGCGCAAACTTAATAGCCACATCAAATGTTTTAGGACAAGTGGTTGCTTATAAAGGATTATATGGTATTGCTAAAAATCCAGAATCTTTTGCAGCCTATGGTAATGATCAATTCTTTTCAGACAGGATACGTGGTGCGGTTTTAAAGCTAACCCCTGCTAATGGGCAAATTATTGAAATAAGTAAATCTGGTATGCGTGATTTCTTTAGAGATAGGCTACCATCCGCTACAAATATTTTAGGATCGTTTGATATACATTCTAACAAGTACATGCTAACAATTAAAGGCTATAATGCTACTTTAGGGGATATAGATGTAATTAACACTGTAGATACAGAACTAGACCAGCCTTCAGCAAATATGACCCTAGGCTACTATGCTAATGGTCAAACACAAGGTTGGACTAGTAGGTATTCTTTTATACCGGATAGTGGTGTGAGTGTTGATGGTAAGTATTATACCTTTAAAGACGGTAAAATATGGAGGCATCATGCTTCTGCGGCATCTCATAATAATTTTTATGGTATTCAGTACAATTCACAAGTTGAGTTTATATTTAATGACAATCCAACACTGAGTAATGAATGGACTGCATTGAATTATGAAGGAACTGAAGGTTGGGAAGTAGTGCATGTTAAAGCGGATCAGGAAAATAATATAACACTAAATGCTAAAATATTAGACAATAAGTGGTTTGTTAAAGAAGGTAAATACTTTGCTCCTATAACAGGAGAGGAAAATATATATACTTTAGTGTTTGCAGGTGTTCCTAATTCAGAAGGAGAGTATCCTACTCAAGATTCTGGCGTTACAAGACCCGTAGCGGGTGTTAAGGGCTTCTTTAACAAGGTTAAAATGAAGAATGATAATACAACTAGGGAAGAGCTGTTTGCTGTCAGTGCGGAGTATTATGTTAGTGATAGATAATAAAAATTAAATTAAATTAAATGCAATTACAAATAAGAAAATTAATAGAATCTGATTGGAGCTTTCTACCTTCTTGGTGGGAAGCTTATGATCAAGTTATACCACAAAGAGACTTTTTACCAGATAATGGTTTAGGGGGCTTTATGGTGTGTAAGGAACTAGACCCAATAGCGGCTATGTTTCTTTACACAACAAATTCAAAAACTGCAATTCCAGCTATTGTTATATCGGATAGATATTACAAAGATAATGATAGAAGTGATGCATTACAGTTATTGGTGGACTTTACGACAAATTTTGCAAAAGATATGGGGTATAAGTTTTCATTTGCTTGGGCAAAACCAGGCATATTATTAGAAAAATATAAACAAACAGGATACGTGGTGGATAAAACACCAAGTTTCGAATTAATAATACAATATTAGTATGGGAACAATAATGGCGGGAGCTGGAATTTTGAAAAGTGGTTTTGAATTAGCAGGTGCCTTAAAAAACAAAGGAGCGGTTAATCGAGAGCTGGAAACATCTAAAGCAAAGTTTCAAAACTCTAGAAATAGATACGAAAACTTTACATTTACAAACCCTTGGGAGCAACTTGAAAATACCGCGGAAGATTTAACTGTTAATACACAGGCGGCAGAATTTCAAGCAATGAATGCTGACCAAGCACTAGCTGCATCATTAGAAACAATGAGAGAGACTGGTGGAGGAGCATCAAGCGCACAAGCAATTGCTAATGCGGCATTGATGTCTCAACAGGGCATATCATCATCACTTGCACAGCAAGAACAATCTAACTCGATGTTGCGCGCCCAGCAGGCAGCAGCAAACCAAAAATTGGTAGCACAAGGCGCCGAAGATGTACAAACACAAAGATTAGAACAAACTCAAGGAGTACTCAATATGAATGCCGCAAGAATGGAAGCAGCTAATGCAGCTAAATCCGCTAACCAATCACAAATTGCTGGTTCTATGACAAGTCTAGCTTCTGGACTTGGAGGGCTTGCGGGTGGTTCTGGATTACTAGGTAAAGCAAAAGGTTTACTTGGTGGTAAAGCACAGGGTTTACTTGGAAAACTAGGTGACCCGACTAAAGGACTTATAAGCAATGTGCAAGATAGGTTTAATGGTGGAAATTTTTCCGGGATGATTGGAAACGGAATGACTGGGGTCAATTCCAACTTTAATCTACCAGGAGGGGATTTCGGAAAAATACCTTATACAACATTCGGAGGTTAATCTTAATAAAATAACAAAGCATATAATATGAGTAATTCACCACTATACGCTAGGCAAATGGCCAAGCAATTTGTTGACAATGTATCTGTTGCAGAAGCAGGTAAAGAACAAGGTTTCGAGGGCAACGCTATAGCTTCCATTGGAGGGGTTTTAGAAGAATTTTTAAAAGCAGCTAAAAAAGGTAAAGAAAAAAGAGATAAGGAAGAAGGCGAACCATTTGAGATTCGTCCATTGCCAGAAATAAAGCAAGAAATAGAGCAAGAAAAAAGGAACGACCAAGTTCTTAATGTACAAACGGCAGGTGTCGAAACCTCGGGTGGTATTGAAGCCGGAACCGGCATCACCCCATTCTCAATACCAAAAATTGTAGCTGGAAGTCCAGGGAGTAATTTAGATGAATTTAAAGCGAGTTATGAGCTTCTAGATCCCAAAGAGAAAGCGGCGTATGAGAAAATAGGTGGTTGGAGCAAATACAAATGGGATCAAACAGAAGGTAGAACCCCAGGTGATAATGCTGAAAATGAAGCTGCTAGGGCTTGGGCAAATAGGAATCAACTACCAAAGGGTTTGTATCTTGAAAAAAGAGATGGTGAAGCTTTTCGGAAAAGTGAAGAATATAAAAAATATAAAGACGCAGGTATCCTTTCACAAAGAGACGGCGGAGAAAAAAGTACTAAAGAATGGAATAAGGATTGGGACAAGGTTGAAGTAGGGGAAGGTGATAACACTCTTATTTACGAGACAGCTGAGGGTGTTAAGGTTGATAGTTTTGGAAATAAGTTAGATAAAGATGGAAAACCTCTTCCGCAAACAGACGGTACTTTTTATGGGGTGGGTAACTATGGCCCGGATTCACCAAACTATAACCTAAACCCCAAATCCCCCAACTTCATACCGGTCACCAAGAGATTATCATCGTCTCCATTTGAAAGACGCAGAAGGGGTCAATTTCAAAGCAACAGACGGTATGGAAGTGCTTATAGTCAATCACAAAATGTTGGTAACCAAAATGAAGTTTTTCAAGGAAGAGACGGAAGTCAATATGAAAAGGGGAGAACGTTTGTAGAAAAAGAACAATACGAAAGAACACCATCATACTGGCAAGGTACCGCTGTAGCTGCTGTAGATGAAGCTATAAACATTGGTCGTGAAACAAGAAATTATGATGCTCAGGTTTTAGCAGATAGACAGGACTATGCTAGCGATAAATACAAAGGCGCAGAAGAAGAAGCAAAAGCAATGAGCTTGATGGACCCTTCTATACGAGAGTTGACGGCATTAGACAAAGCTGATTTTGCAGCTATAGTTAATAATAAAGATTTAACCCCAGCAGAAAGAGAAGCACAATTAGCTGATATTACAGGTAGAATGGGATCTCTCAAAAGAGCAGGTAAAGAAATTACCGATGCTGGTGTGTATATAGACTCTTTAGTAGATGAAAATGGCAACCCTACAGCTGCATGGGATATGACTAACCCCGAGTTAACGGATGTTTACAATGCTATTAAAAATCCTGAAAAAGCTCCCAACTTAGGTTTTACTAGAGACCCAGAAACAGGCGTGCTCATGTTAAAAGGAGTAACTAATGCTGGGACAGGAATATCTTATAGAGCTGATAACTTAAAAGAATTATTTGCTAAAGTACCAACAAAAAGAAGTTTGTATGGAGAAGTAGATGGAATTATAGACTCTCTTCCGTTAAAGGAATTATACAACACAAAGGTTGTTAATGGTATTGAGGTGAAGGAAGGACTGTCAGATGAAGAAATTGCGGCTAAAGTAGAATTTTCTGTAGACGCAATAATAAATAGTGAGAATTTTATGGGGCTAGCTGGAGATCACCCAGCTTTTAAAGGTGTGGGCGGATATAGAAAGTTTACTGCTCAGGAAAAAGCTTTTAAAGAAGGGCAAGAAGGCGTTATGGATCCAAGAAAAATGATTAAAGCTGATATGATCCGTATGATTCAAGAAGCAACCGTTACTGACAGAGGATTAGTTAGCGAAAAAGTAACAGGGCTTGCAAGCCAACTAGAGGCGTCAAAACGGTCTCGATTTGAAGCTGCAAGTAAAGCTGGAAGTGGTAAAAGTGGAGGTGGAATTGGTAAAAATACATATTCTAAAAAAATACCTGATAGCCTTCAAAAAAGTGGAGCTTTTCGTGAAATAGAAGATTTTTTAGATGACCCAAATATTTACCTAAGAAGCCGAATGAATACCGGTCAATATAAAATTGAGGGTGACACTTTAACTATAGGAACTGAAGAAGATGGACAAGAAAAATTTGATCTAAATAGAAAAGAAGATTTAGCTAGATTTATTAGATCTTATGGAGCTAGAGCTACAGGTGCAGGTAAAGACAAATTTGATAGAGAGATTATGACTTCTATTAATTTTATAAGACAAAATCGTATTGAAAGAGAAGTAGAGGCGGGGCAAGTTTTATCTACTGCTGATAAAAGAGCTTACGCGAAAAACCTTAATCTTGGGGTTTTAGCAGGGGGTTTAGAAAAGTACGGAAAACAGTAACAATAATTAAATAAATATGAACGAAGAATTACAAGGAATCATAGATAGAATGCGTGCTGCAAATGAACCGGAGGACGTTATAAATGCGTTTATAGAAGAATACAATTTAGCTTTCGGTGAGCAACAAAACGTTGTTGAAGAATCTGTTCCTAATGAAGAGCCAGTTAGCGGAGAACCAGTTAGTCCAAAATCTGCTTCTTTCACTTTCGAAGAAGGTGAATTAGAAGGGTTTGAACAAAGAATGCGCGAAGGCGGGGAGTCTGATGCTTTCATTAACAAGTTCAAAATGGACTATAGCCTCATAAACCCAAATGCGGGAAAGTCAACAACCACAGAGATGGACGCGACTGTGGATGCAAACGAAGTGTCCGGTACGGAATTTCCATCGGTAGATGGTTCTTTGGTGGAAGTAGAAGTACCTAATAACCTAAAACCAATACCTGATAGTGAAAACACCGAGAGCGGGGAACTTGGCTTCTGGGATAAGGTAGATATACTAGCTGACGGACCAGGTTATAATGCAGCGGGAGGTATAGCAGCTACAAAGATTATGGCAAAAACCGTTAGACAATTTGGTAATATGTTTGACGCTGCTAAAATCGAAGTTAAAAGATCTGGTGGTACTGCTGAAACAAATGACTTTATGGATTTAACAGGGAAGTCTTTTAATATAACAGACCCTGGTAATATAGCAACAATAGATGCCTGGCAGGCTGAAATAGAAATGCAAGCTAACTTAGGACAAGCTGAAGGCTCTGAAAAGTTTTTTAAACATCAAGAAAAACTCCAAGAGAGTGGTGAAACAGAAGGGAAAGCATTCTTTAAATCCATGATGAAACACCCTGGCTTGTTACCCGAAGTTATTGTAGGATCATTGGCAGGTATGGGTGCCACCGTGTTCGAAGAACCGTTAAAAGTAATAGGATCTACTGTTGCAGGTGGGGTGAGTAATGCAGCAATAGCAGGTGCTTACGGTGCAGCGACCACTGGTGGAGTTGCAGCAATTCCCGCGGCAATAGCAGGTTTTGTTAGAGGTGCAGGAATGGGCTTTAGAGCATCCACTATGTACCAAATGGAAAAAACAATGACCTTTAATGAAATATTTTTAGAGGCTATGGAGGAAAGAAACTTAGATCCTCAGGTTGATGAAGATATATTTAATATTTTATCAGATCCAGAAGCTATTCAACAAATGAAAAACAAAGCAGCGGCAGGTGGTTTAGCTTTAGCTGCTATAGAAACAATGTTTGGTAGAGTAGGAGGTCTAGTTGGTAAAAATGTAAACAAAGCTGTAAGAAAAAGTAGAGTTTTAGGAGCAGTAGCGGAGACTGCATTAGAGGGTACTGGTGGTGCATTAGGTGAATATGGAAAAGGAAAAGCAACGGGTCGAGATGCTACTTTTACAGATAAGGCACTTGAGGCAGTATCCGTAGCTCCAATGGGAGGTGTCAATGTCGCAAAAAACGTCTTTGGTTCACTTGCTGAATATAAGATTAATGGAAAAACACTAGAAAGTAAGAAAGATATAGTTGATTTAATTGAAAATGGTACAGATGCTGAAATTTTAGAGGCTAACATTGAAGTTGAAAACGACTCGGATCTAACAAAATTATTAGATAAAAGAGTAAAAACTGCTAAAAAAGCTAACAAAAAAACTTACCTATATAACGGCCAAAAATTTGATTCACCTGAAGAAATTAATAATTTCTTAGATACAGCAACAGATGAGCAAATTATGGGGGTTGATATTTCTATAATAAATGATAATGAATTAAGTGAAAAATATTCAAGTATACTTAATAGAATTATAAAAAGTAAAAAAAGTCAAAAACCTACAAAGAAAAAACCAAAAAGTAAAGTTAAGCCTAGCTCTGTTCAAACTAAAGTAGAGCCTCGTATTATAACCGAAGAAAAAACAAAAATAGATACTCAAATAGTTAGACTTGAATTGGAACTTCAAAAGGCTATTGATGAAGGTGGAGAAACAGCGGGAGTTGCTATAAAGAAAAATATTGAAAACTTAGTTGAAAAGAAAAAAAATATAGAAGACTATATTTCTCTTCAGGTTGATGAACTCAGCGAAACGGAAGCTCGTGGATTAGTAGACTTAGATAATGAAGTTGCTTTATACCAATCTATAATAGATGATCCTAGTTCTACACCTGGAGCTATAGCAGCAGCTAAAAATCAAATAGCTAAAGCTAAAGAAGCACAGGTTGAGGCATTCATGAATCCAGATTCAAAAGACATGTCCAGTGTTGAACCTAAAAAACAAAAGAATATTGAGCTTTCTAGAAAGACTCAAGAAGCTTATGAGAAAGGTGATACTGATGGTATCATAGAAGCTCAAGGAGGTATGATTTCTTCTATAGCAACATCTTTATGGTCTAGAATACCAGCTGACAAGCAGGTAGGTACTTATGACGGCTTTAAAGCAGCATTAATATCAGCTAAAGGTGGCTTATTGGATCTTATTGGAACCTACAGACCAGAAACGGGAGTACCATTAGCCGCTTGGATTGGCAATGGACAAACTGGATTAAAAGTTAGAGCTAACCGTATAGTAAAAGAATTAACTAAACAGGATATAGAAGTTAGTACGGATTCAACGGAAGCATTAAACTCTTTTTCTAGTAATGAAATTGATACTGATAATATTAACTTAGGTCCTAAATATAACTCACAAAGATTAGGTTTAGGTGTTAATTTATTAAATGATTCAGCCAAGAGTGTTGAGCTAGGCCAAGTTGCAATTGAACAAGCATTAGCAGATGCGGATGCTAAAGCAGACGCTAAAGGTAAACCATTATCTCAAAAACAAAGACAAACTGTTTCTGAAAAAGCTTTTGATAAATTATTTAAAGATCAATATGCCCAAAAAGTTAAAGACAAAATGGGTAAAAAATTGAATTTAAAGAATTACATTAAAAATAATGTATCTACTTTAAAAAGAATTGTTCTTTCTAATACTAATTTTGCAAAAGGTAAAGGCTTAACAAAAGATTGGAATAAATACCCACCTTCAGATCAAGAATTTCAAAATTTTTATGAAGGAACTGATACTGATAATTCCCAAACTATTAGTGATAGAAAAGCAGCGTTAGCGGAAGCTGTGTCAAAGCAAATAGCTAAAGATGCTAAAGATAATTATTTTGAAGGTAAAGAAGCTGATCGTAATAAGTTTAGCATTGAGAATGACATCTCTTTTTCAACAGATAAAAAAATAGTAGAAGATGTTTCAGAATTTATACAAGGTATAAAAAATATAGCTCGTGCTGAAGTAGAAAACGCTGAGGCTTTAACTCCTTATGAAGACGTGGCTAATTTTAATAAATTTATTGAAAAATTTAAAGGCTTTATAAAGCATGATAATACTAACAAGCTAGACAGAAATAACCCGGACGACGTTAAAAAAATACAGGAAGAATTATTAAAAGCGGCAGAAGATGGTAAAATACACCCATTACTGCTTATTATATCTAAATTTGGAAATTTTGGGAGAGCTGAAGTTAAAGGTTATGTAGAAAATGGGGTTTTTATTAAAAGACCTTCAAAAGTGTCAATAGATGACACTAAAAACTATGAAACTTATTACGAACTATCAGGACCTGTAGAGGGTTCTGTTGGCAATTACCTTAAAAGACCTGAATCTACACAAGAAGCAAAAATTATAGCTGAGAAATTTAAAGATTCATTTTTACCTGGAAGAGGCGGTATTTTTTACGGTGTTAAAGATCCTAAATACGTTAATTTATTAAAAATAGCCACGGAAAATTATAACGGTATAGATATACCTGGGTTTAAAATAACAGATAAAGAAGGTTCAAAAAGACTTAGCTTTGGCACTAAATCAAATAATATTTTCAAAAAAAATGGTATTGAAATAGATCCAAAAGCATTTGAAGAGGTTACTGAAAAATTTAAAGAAACGGCAAAAAACAACCAGTTACTAGTTAAAGAACTTACTAAAGCTGTAAGTGCTCTAATTAAAGGTGGTGGGAATCCTTATACATTTGGATCTCTTTTACATAATTCTTACAGAGCAACCTCTGGGGCTATTAAAGCTTCTTTTGAATTTAAAGTCTACGAAGGAGGAGTTTTAGAATATGGTACTGGTACTAAATTTGGTAAATTTAATGCTAAAGGTGGAGTGCAAAATATTTTCAGAGAAGAACATAGTCCTCCTGTTAAAGTATTTGGTAGTGAACTTCTTAAAGCAGCATTAACCATAGACTCACCGTCGGGTATAGATGAACGAGTAAACGACATGTACAAGGACGCTTTTCAAAGCATAATATCCTTAAAGTCTGACCAGGCTATTAATGATACAGGCTACGGAGCTGCAATAGCAAAAGGTGGCAGAGTCGGTGAAAATTCTGGTATTATTAGATTAGCGGAAGCTGGAGTTAGTTTAAAAAAATTATTTTATTCAAACGGTAAAAATGTACACAACTTTTTTGCAGAACAAATGGATATATCAATGCAGGTTGAAAATGATAACGTTGCGTCCAATGAGAAGATAATCGATCATTTAAGTAACAAAGTCGAACGAGACTTACAGGGAGCTTTGCAAGTTGAAGAAAGTAATAACTCAAATCCAGAATTAAATGTTTCTGAAAAAATAGAAGCCTTTATAGACGTAATAAAAAGCGCATATAAAGGGTCTTTTGAAATTGTTAATACTAAAGAAGACGCGGTTGCCTACTTAGTATCAAAGGGTATGGATCCTAAAAAAGCCCAGGAAACCGTTGACCGTGCAAAAGGATTTTACATTTCACGGACTGATGGGCTTATGTATGTAAATCCAGAATTGGGTGGACTTGACACGTTGTTGCATGAAACAACCCATGCATGGACTAGAATGATTTCAGAAGTTGATCCTGAATTGTTTGATGCTATATATGAAAAATTAAAAGGCCATCCTTTATATGCTGAGGCGGTTGCAAGAATGGAAACGATTAATGAATATAAAAACATTGAACCTGGTTCTTTTAAATATAAAGATGAAATTTTAGCCTACATATTAGGTGAAGAAGGTGGATCTATGTACGACCTATTTCCTGGTGATATAAAAGCAAAAAACTTAATTGATAAATTTTTTCAATATGTAGCAGAAGCTTTAGGCTTTGACCCTTCAACAAAAGATTTTGCGAGCCTATCTATTGAGCAAGTTGTTAAACTAGCTATAAAAGATATTTCGGAAGGAAATCCAGCTTCAAACTTTAATAAACTCAAAAACAAAGCAGAAGGCAAAAGTTGGTTTGCAAAAACGGAAGATCAAATTAGTCCAAGTTCTAAAGCTGCAAAAAGTAGTACAGTGAGAGCTTTTAACGCTTTAAAATTAGCTTATAGAGAAAGTGGTGATTTGGTTGATGCTATAATTAAAAGTTATGATTCTGTAAAAAATGAAATGACTTTACAGGAGTGGGCTAAGATTGTTGCTAAAAACACTAAAGAACCTGTACCTGGTAAATCTAACGATTTATTAATAGGTAAAAGTAAAATTAAAAAAGCCGAAAAGATTTCAGAGGCAAGTGTAGACGAAAATAAAGAAAGCGAGTTAAGTGAAAGTGAAGGTAAAAAAATGGCTGATAAATTAAGAGCTATTATATATGGTAAAACAGGTAAACCCTCAAAATGGTTTATCCCACCTAATGCTGAAGATTTTAAAGGTTTGCTATACACATTCCTACCAGGAGGCAAAGCTGGAGTCGCAGCTAAAAAGTGGTTAACAGATACTTTATTAAAGCCTTATTCAAATGCTATTGCTGCACTTGATAGTGAAGTTTTAAACAAATCAAACGCTTGGAAAACGCTTTCTAAAGGTTTTGATTTTAATATAAAAATTGCAGGTACACCCTATACTTTAGGTGATGCAATTAAAATATATAATGGTTTAAAAAACGGTCAAGATCCTAATATAGCTAAAAAGAAACATTTAGATGCTCTTATACACGCTGTAGAAAGCGATAGTAAGATTTTAAATTTTGCTAATGAGGTTAACAAATCGTTTCCTATCGATATTACTAGCGGATGGCAAAACAGAAGCTTTGCAAAAGAAATATTCGATTCTATTAATGATGGATCTAGAAAAAGACACTTAGCTTCTTTTAGTGCTAATGTTGATGCAATGTTTACAGACGCTACATTAGATCTTATAGCAGATAAATATGGTATTAAATATAAGCAAGCTTTAGTTGGTACGCTAGCTAGAATGAAGTCAGGAAGGAATAGAGTGGGGACAGATGCTAGTGCTAATTCTTATATGAATTGGATTAACCGCGCCGTTGGAACTACTATGTTTTTAAATACACGTTCTGCGTTTCTACAAACTTTATCATCATTAAACTTTATAAACAAGCCAGGTAATAACTTATTCCAAGCAATGAGAGCTTTTGCTAATCAAGCACAATGGAAGGCAGATTATAAAGTTTTATGGAATAGTGATTATTTAGTTAATAGAAGAGATGGTGCTAAATTTGATGTATTAGCTGACGAAATGTCTCAAGGTGATGTTAAAGGTATTGAAAAGCTTCTTAAGGCTGGATTTTTACCAACAAGATATGCAGATAGTTTTGCTATTGCTATGGGAGGGGCAGCTTTTTATAGAAACAGAGTTAACATGCTTATTAAAGATGGGATGAGTAAAGCTGACGCCGAAGCTCAAGCAATGGTAGATTGGAGAGAAGCTGCTGAAGAATCTCAACAATCTTCTGATCCTTCTAAAATATCTGAAATACAATCATCATCTATAGGTAAATTGATATATGCTTTTGCAAATACACCATTTCAATATGCTAGATTAACCAAAAGAAAATTGCAAGATTTAACTTCTGGTAGATCAGCTGCTGAAGGTAACGTTCAAAAAGACATTCAATCTTTATTGTATTACTCTATATTACAATCCGTAATGTTTAATGCTTTACAAAATGGACTAGTAGCTTTAACAATGTCAGATGATCCTAAGGATGATGAATTGAAAGACGAAAAGTATGCACAAATATTAGAGCGTACTTTAACATCTTACGCAAAATCTATTGGGAATCCTGGTGCTGTGGCAGCAACCTTATACGCTATGTTAAAAGAAGGGTATATGCAACAGACAGGTGAGCGTAGGAAAGACGCTAATGTTTTTGCATTAACTGCTACTTCGATTTCACCACCATTGAACTCTAAGCTCAAAGATTTATCTGCAGCTTACAGAGCATATAATAAAATTGATGAAAAAGATTTACTAACCCCATCTTTAGATAGTGATGCTTTAACAATGGCAGGAGAAGTATCTTCTTTTGTTGGAGTTCCTTTAGATAGAGTCGTTAAAAAAACAAGACATTTAGCGGCTATAACTAACGAAGAAGTTGAACTATGGCAAAAAGTGTGGATGCTAGCTGGTTGGAGTGAATGGGAATTAGGTGTTGGAAGAGATTCTAAAAAGAAAAATAAACCCAAGAAGTCTAAAAAAAGAAAAGGATTAAAAAGCAATAGATTGACTTCACCTAATCGTAGGCTAGAAGACGGGGTTGATGGAGTTGCAAACAAAGACGGCACTATAGAACTAGCGCCGGGCTTAGATCCTGTAGAAAAGGAAATCACCCTAGCTCACGAGCGACAGCATGTAGAAGACATGGATGCTGGTATATTAGACTATGACAATGATTTTGTATATTGGAAGAATAAAAAATACCGTAGAAAAAACGGTAAAATAATCTATAATGGCAGATCTGTTATAGAGGGAAGCAAAAGTTTACCTTGGGAGAAAAAAGCATATGATGCTGAACCTTCCAAGAGTGCGGTAAAACGAAAGTTATACGAATAAAAAAAGGGGACCCCGTAATTGGAGTCCCCTTTTTCTATTTTATGACATTAAGCCATATACTATAAGTCCTACTAAGACTGGACCAGCGAAGCCCCAGACTTTTAAGAATTTAATCACGTTGTTCTCTTCACTAGTGTAAACGTGATCGTCTGTATTTAATTCCAGAGCATCAAATTGTTCTTTAACTTGATCTTCTAGTTCTTTAATACGTAATTTTGCATCTGCAAATGTAAACTTTTTAGCCATAATAATATTTAATTAATTAATTTATCCGTCGCAGCTTAAACAATCTGGAT